CGGGAATTTTAAATTCCAATCTGATGTTTCATCCACTGAAATTAATCCCCTATTACGTTTGATTCAATAAACGTACCCCAAAGCAGTTTGAGGAAAAACACACAATGAGTAAAGCAAAGAACAGAGAACTGTTCAATGAAGCTATCGCTGATGCTAAAGCTATAAAAGATATGGCTATAGAGAATGCAAAAAAAGCTATCGCTGAATCGTTCACTCCGCAGATTCACAAGATGCTTGCGACTAAGCTTGAAGAAATGGAACAAGAGGAACTAGAGGAAACTGAGTTAACAAACGAAGAAGTTGAATCTACTAACGAAGGTGAAATTGACGAAAGCAAATCAAAAAGCAAAAAACCTGACGCGGAAGAAGAAGAAGGTTCGAAAGAGCCTGAAAAAGAAACTAACGAAAATCTAAATTTAGATGAATTGTTAGCTGAACTTGAAGAAGGTTCTAATGAAGAGGAAGAAGCTTTAAACGAAGATCTTGACGAAGCTAAAAAAGCTGATGACAAGAAAGACGATAAAAAAGCTGAAAAAGACGAAGAAGAAGAGGAAGAAGAAATCGACCTTGAATCAATGTCACCTGAAGATTTAGAAGACCTAATCAAAGGAGTTATTAAAGACATGACCGCATCTGGTGAGCTAGAAGGTGGTTCTGAAGGTGAAGAAACAGGAGAGGAAGAACCTGAAGAAGATGAGATTTCAATCGATGAGATTTTAAAATCATTAGGCGAAGGTGAGATTGAAGAAGGTGGTTCAACATTTAAATCAGTTGACAAAAAAGCAGTTGATGCTAAGTCAGTTGAGTATTATGAGAAGGCACATGAAAAAGTGAAAGAGGAATTAGAGGAAGCAGTTACTACAATTAATGAAATGAAAAAAACATTAAACGAAGTTAACTTGTTAAACGCAAAATTACTTTACACTAATAAAATCTTCAAATCTAAAAACTTGAATGAATCTCAAAAAGTGAAAGTGTTGAATTCGTTCGACCAAGCTAAATCAGTAAAAGAAAGTAAATTAGTTTACGAACTTCTAATGGAAAGCTTGACAGAAACGAAAAAACAACCTATTAGAGAACACAGATCAACAGCTTCGTCTGTAATTGGTGGATCTAGTAAAACAACTAAAAAACCAATATTAGAAAACGTTGACCCACAAGTTGCACGTTTCAGAAAATTGGCAGGTCTATAAGCAAATAATAAAAACAAAAAACTAAATTAAAAATAAAACAATGAGTAACCAATTACAAAGTTTATTAGAATCAGCAAACCCATGGCAATCAATGCAGAATGATGCAGCTAGATTAGCTTCAAAATGGGGTAAAACTGGTCTATTAGATAAAATCGAGACAGAAGTTGAGAAAAACAACATGTCTATGATTCTTGAGAACCAAGCTAAACAATTAGTTGTTGAAGCATCTCAAACAGGTAACGGTGTTTCAGGAGCTTCGTTTACAGCGGGTTCAGGTGAACAATGGGCAGGAGTAGCTCTTCCGTTAGTACGTAAACTATTTGGGCAAATTGCAGCAAAAGAATTCGTTTCTGTTCAACCAATGAACTTACCTTCAGGTCTAGTGTTTTTCTTAGATTTCCAATACGGAACTACTAAAAACCCATTCACAGCAGGTGGTGGTTCAGGATTCTATGGAACTTCATCTCTTTATGGTGTAACTAACCCAGGTGCAGGTGTAGATCCAAACGGTGGTCTATATGGTGCAGGTCGTTTCACATATACTACAAACAACACTTCATCTGTTGTGCCAACAGCTAACGTAACAGTAGCTACAGCATCATGGTCTGATTTGAACTTAGACGCATACTTCTCAGCTTCAGCTGTTGCAGGTGCTTATAAGGTAGTTAACGTGCCACTTCCAGCAGGTACAGATTGGAACGCAGTTCGTGGATTTATCCTAACTTCAGGTTCATTCATCGGTGTTGCTGATAACTTACAAGCTTTCACAAAAGTAGTAGGTGCAACATCATTTAACTCAGCAGGTACTGCATCATTCGTGATTACAGGATCTGTAGTAGGTCAAGTGAACACAATCCAACCATCAATCACATTCCAGTTACAGCCAACTGATAACGCACGTGGTGATTTCGAATGGAACAACACAACTTTAAACGCTAACAACGCGTCTTCAACTTTTGCAATCCCAGAGATTAACATTAAGATGAAGTCTGAACCAATCGTTGCTAAGACTAAAAAGTTAAAAGCAGTTTGGACTCCAGAGTTCTCAACTGACTTAAACAAATATCAATCTCTAGATGCAGAGGCTGAATTAACATCAATTATGAGTGAATATATCTCTTTAGAGATTGACATGGAAATTCTTGATATGTTAATCAACAACGCATCAGCAGGTGTTGAATATTGGTCAGCAATTAACAACGACGCAGTGACTGTGTCAGGAACTAACGTTACTAGAACTAACTTAGGTTTCTACAACAGCCAAGGTGGATGGTTCCAAACATTAGGAACAAAAATCAATAAATTGTCTAATATTGTTCACCAAAAGACAATGAGAGGTGGAATTAACTTCATCGTTTGTTCACCAGCAGTATCAACTATTATGGAGTCAATCCCAGGATTTGCTGCAGATACTACAGATACAGAGACAATGAAGTATGCATTCGGTGTACAAAAAGCAGGTACAATCAACGGCCGTTATAAGGTTTACAAAAACCCATACATGGTAGAAAATACAGTGCTTTGTGGATACAAAGGAAGCCAATTCTTGGAAACAGGAGCTGTGTTCGCACCTTACGTTCCACTTATCATGACACCACTTGTTTATGATCCACAAACTTACGTACCAGGTAAGGGATTATTAACTCGTTACGCTAAGAAAATGGTTCGTCCAGAATTCTACGCTAAATTATTCGTTACAGGATTAAACACCCTATAATCAATAGTTGATTAATAATTAAAAGAG